TTGGCAACGAGCGTAGCAGTCGTATCAGCCGTTACGATGACGTCCACCTTCAAACCCGCCAGCTCGGCAGCTAAGACTGGAAGGCGCTGTGCCTGGTCGGACCACCGATACTCGATGGCGATATTCCGGCCCTCGAACTAACGACATCAAGTTCAGCATGAGCCTGTAGCGGCAGCGAAGCGCACAGCGCGGCGGACACAAGCAGCGTTGCGAGAATTCTGCTCATAGCAAATCGCTCCAACTTAAGCCTAGGTATTGGCAGCCAGAATATCTTCTACGATAGCACGATCAGCGGTGCAGCGGGAGCGTGTTGCACTGCGGGACTTCGGTCCGCCCGATGTCTCTTAAGGGTCATAAACGGCAGCGTAAAAACGAGCGGCACCCCCTTTAGCCGAGTCTGATCAAAACCGCCGGGGGCGGCACGCCGTTTGTGCACGGTCGGTCGTCTTCCTCATTTTGGCATTTCTCGACACGGTCGACCGCGACTTCCGGCGCCTCTCTAACGGCGAACGTAGCGCCCTGCGTATAGATCAGCGCGCGCGTTCGCGTGGCGACGTGCTGTTTATATGCGCCGATGGGGCGAACTGCTTTGATTGTTTGGCACGCGATCCAGAGCGGCCCGCCTTCGGGACTGTGAAACATCAGCAAGACGCCGAGAATGAGCGGGGCCGCGCGTTTCATTATCATATCGCGTCATAGGGTGCCGGCTTAGGCCTGCCGGCTTTGTCCCAAACGTCGCCGACGACGCCTTCCATATCGGCCGGTTGATCTTTCTCGGGATCCCAGGCGATTGTCGAGCCGTTCTCGTCGTCGACGACCTCAGTGTGATCGACGTTGTTATAACGAAGTCTCATTCTGTCCGCCCTCCTATGTCGATCACAATCTTGCCGGTGCGAGGATCGACAGCTCGCCCCTGTTCATCGAATCTCAATCTGCCAGCATTGATATGTTGGGGAAGCAATCGGGGATCCAACAAAGCATTGTACGGTGCCGGGGCGGGCTTGCCGGCCAGGTCCCACAAGCGGCCCATCTCGGCCAATATGTCGAGCGGCTGATTGTTTGTCGGATCCCACGGGAACACGAGGTTCGCCTCGGTGTCGACGACCCACTTTCTGTCCGCGGTGTAAAAGCGCAATTTCATAGTCTGGTGCCCAAAGAGAACGACGCGGTGAAATAATAGTTGGCCGTTGTGCTCGTCGACGCATTGTACATTACGCCGCCCCTGAAATCCGGATCAAGCAAACCCGGTGCGGCGCCCATAGCGTTTGACACGCCCATGCCTAAGAACGTAAAGCCCGGGTTTGCCCGCATGGAGGTCGGCCAGCTTACGCCGCTTCCCCAATTCGCGCTCGCTCCTGTCGAATTATATCCTTCGTTGCCGCCCTTGATGACCTGATAGTAACGATTGCAATTGCCCAATTCCTCATTGCCGTTTCGAAACATATTTTGCAAGCGGCTCGACGGCGGAGTGTCTGTTCCCCATCCCGTCCAAAAGCCCATGATGTAGACGTGATTGCCTGACACGCCGAGAAAGTTGCTTGAGTTTGTTGATTGAACGTTGCCGGCCGACGCACTCCATTGCTCGAGCTGGCCGCCGGCGATAGAGATCGGCGTGGCCTGCTTACCACCAAAAACCAAATCGAAAGCAAACACGGACGCATTGCCCGCCGCGCTCCACGTGCCAGACGTGTCAGGGGGCAACGTGCCGCTGATGAAATTGTACCCGTTGACGATCCCGCCGTGTTCTCGATAAAACCATCTGTTCGCCGCCGCGCCATTGAAGGCGCGGATCAATAGCGTGCCGCTGCTCAACGTGTTCTGATAGAACCAGAACGCATATGATAAGGGGATCGGCGTGCCGGCCGTGCCCCATCCCGATCTAACAAATCGACTGCTGTCGACAAGCGTTCGAAGATAATATGTGTCGTTGTTTGCAAGCACTCCAAAGTTATTGTTGTTTGGAGTCGCAGCGAAGAAACCCTCAAAACCATTTGCGGGAGCGCCGCCGGTCGGGATGCCGCCATATTGCGAGAGAATGCTGGCCGTGCCGGCGCCGTGGGTCATGCCCACGACCCACATATCCATGACGTATTTTTGCGTGCCGTTCGTGGCGTTGAAGCCGGTGGTTCCTAATTCTTGCGAGAACGAAAGATTGCCGTTGATGTTCGGCATCTGAGCGAAGAACGCGTCGATCGGTGCCGCGGCGATGTTCATTCTCGCCTGTTGCTGCTGACTGGCCGCGAAGCCACCGGTCAAACTTTGCGCCGTGTCATAGCGGACTGCACCGGTACCCGGCGGCTTGTTGTCAACATATTGTTTGGTGGTCGCCTGAAGATTCGTCGCCGGATCCGCGGCCAACGTTAGAGCGCCGGTGAGCGTGCCGCCGCCGAGTCCAAGCACCTTGTCCCAAGCGTTGTTTTTGCGGCCGTAGTCTGAGCCATCGGCCGGCGCGTCGGTGAGGCCTGCCGCGTGCGTGTCGACGTATTGTTTGGTTGCCGCGCCGAGCGTCGCAGTCGGATCGGCCGCGAGAACGAGCGGCCCGGTGAGCGTGCCGCCGGTGAGGTTCAAACACGTGACCCAAATCGAATTGCGGCGCGCATAGGTGCTGCCGTCCGCCGGCGCATCCGAGATTCCGCCGGTGCTGCCTTGCGCGATCAACGCCCATTTGCCGGCGGCCAGGTCCGTCGCGAAGCTCGACGAGCTCGTGTGGTTGACGGTGCACACATACGACGAGCCGGCATTCGTGACGGTCGACGCCGGCGCCGGCGACGCGGTGTAGTTCGTGCTCGCCGCCCAGGTCGTCGGCGCGGCCCACGCCGGCGGCCCGATGACGCTGAGTCCCGTGCTCGGCCACGCGCCCAGGTTCTTCGGCCCGTACATGACGTTGGCCGTCGTGTCCATGTACCAATCGCCGTCGCGGCCGACGTAGTTCGGCGGCGGCCCGATGCCGTTGAGGATCGTATTGCCGGGCGGCCCGGGCGGCCCTTGCGATCCTTGCGGGCCCGGATCGCCTTGCGGGCCGGGCGGCCCGTGAAGCGGCACGCCGGGGAATGGCCACGCCGTCGTTTTCGGCCCGAACATCACCATCGCATCGGTGTTGAGATAGAAATCGCCGGGGATCCCGACCGCGTTCACCGGGTCGGTGGTGCCGTTCAAGACGCTGTTGCCGCGTAAACCGGGCGGCCCCTGGTCGCCCGTGCTGATGACCTCGACGCTATCGTCGGCGATGACGACGACGTCGCCGCTGAAATCCGTCATCGCGTCGGCCCCCAATTATTGGTGAGCGTACCTGACCAAACACGAACGCGAATCCCGTTCTGCGTCATGATCAGCGATTGGTCGTAGTCGCCAGGCGTGAGCGCGAGCAATTTTTCCTTGGTGATCAAAATCGTGAACACGCCGTTCGGCGCGTCGGTGATCGTTATCTCGCCGGTCGCCGTCGAGAGTTGCAGAAAGACGGTCGCGTCTTCCGCGTGCCTTCGCACGTCCATCGCGAACGTGGCGCCGGTGAGATCGATCGGCGCCAGCGCCGCCGTTTGATGGGTGAATGCACGGTAAAAATCCGCATCGTTTTCGCACGTCAGGTTGACGATGGCCATCTATCCAATCCCGGCGTATGCGTCCTCGATTTGTTTGAGCGCGGTGATCGCACCGCTTTTGATCTGCGGATCAAGATTTGCAAACACGTCGAAACAGGAATCCACGTGATCGACGACGGCGTCGCCCATCTTGATCAGATCATTCGCGTCGACCGGATACAGTTTGCCGTCGCCTCCGACCCAGGTCGTCGTGAAGCTCGAGTCGGCGACCGCGGCCTGACGAGCATTGCCGATCATTTGTTTGGATCGATCGTCAGTTTTCATCGGAACGCCCGAGGCCTTGATGCCTTTGGTCTCGGTTTCCCAACGCTTCATTGCCGAGTATTGGCTCAACTGAAACGGATGATATTTGTCGAGCGCCGGTTGGGAGAACGTCGTGCCATCATAGAGCCATGCCGGCTTGAGATCTTTGACGTGATACCAGATATCGCTTTCGCTCGCCGCTTTGTTCGGCACGGCGCCGCCGTGGAACTCTTGCCAAGCCAAATACTCGGCATCCGTCGCCGGATCGACATAGATGTTGCGCTTCGACGAATAGACGCTCGTCGCCGGTGCCGCTTTCGTCTCGTGAATGTCTTGGACAATTTGCCAGTACCAATCGCGAGCATCTAATGCAGTCGGAGCTAACATGCTACCCCCCTTGTTCTTAACCAAACTGGCCGCCGCTGGCAGTTGTGCCGGCGACGGTGCCAGGGAAATATGAGACCGGTTGACCCTGCGTGTTGATGACTCCATTCAGGTTCGCATAGTGCTTCATCCCGGTGACGTTTGCGTAGCCGACCCAAGTCGGCAAGCCCGGAACCGGTATGGCGATCGACCCATCGGCGCTCGCCGCCGCAAACGCGTTGCTGACACTGTACGCGCCCGAGAACGTGAACGTCACGTTCATGGCGACGGCCAGGAAGCCGCCCCAGAACGACGAGAACACTTCTTGCGAGGACGTGCCCGCGTTGAACGTGTGATTGCCTTGAATGATGATCGTGCCACCGTAGGCGTTCCAAACATATCCGGTGCAAGCACCGCTCGCGGTGTTCAATGTGTTGACTTGCGAGTTTGGAGCGGCCGAGAAACAGCACGGCGGCCCGGTGCCCGTGCCGGTCGACACGGTGAGGTTTTGAACTTGAAGCGTGTTGCCGTTGGATGCTTGAAAGGTGTGAAAATTGTTTGATCCAGTGACGAACGTCGAGCCGACGCCAGCGCCGTTGATGATCGTCGTCGGACCGAGCACGCCCGGCGTATAGACATGCTCGGGATAGGTGCCGGCCGAGACGTTGATGGTCATCGTGTAGACCGATGGCCCATATTTGAACGTCTCGGTCATCGCCCGATTGATTGTTTTGAACGGGCCGTGCGCGCCGCTGATCGTCGGCGACGTGCCATCATAGAGCGTGTCGTCGCCGGTCGTGCCGTTCACATAGAGATTGCTATTGGCTCCGAGGATCGGCACGAAGGTCGCCGGTGCAAATGAAGCGCCGTAGAGCTCGACGTTGTTATGAGTGGCGTTGTAACTCAAGAACGTCATATAGCCCGCCGGCAAGTCGCCGGCCTGCAGGACGGCGCCGCCGCGGCGTACGATGTTCACCGGGCCCGGGCCCGCGTTGAACGTGGCGGGCCCCGTGTTACTGTTCGCGATCTTGACGCGAAAGACCTGGCCGTCGACATATGCCGCGAGCGCCGGCGTCAAGGTGATGGCAACGGCGTTTACCGGCCCTACGTCGATGCCATACATGACGGTGCCGATCTGCACGGACTTTGACAGTTGATGCAAATCGCTGTTCGTCGGCGTGAGGCCTGAGTCCGTGAGAAAATTCACGATCTCGCGTTGCGGGTATTCGATCGAGGCCGCCGGCGGAATGCTGCCGGCCTGGCCGACGCTCGGATCGCCGTTGATGTATGGCGCGTTTGGATCAGTGACGCCGTACGGCTGATTGTATTTCATGTTGCCCTCTCATGGCGTCCCGGCCATCGGCCCGCCGTTTTCAAGATTGGCATAGTCGAAGATGATTTCCATGTGCGCCGGTTTCAATCTGTTCAAGAAACACTCGAGATCGGTCGCAAGCCCAATGCGCAAATGCGGATCAACGCCGCATTGACCGCTGCCGCACCGAAACCAGCTTAGGCGCGCGTTTTGAACGTGCACCGTCCAATAGTATCGATTGTCTGGCGGCCCGAGCACGTACGGATATTCTGATAGCACGCCGTTGGCGACCGGGTGTCCGAGCGGATCGACGATCGCATGACCAAATTCGTCGCGCAAATATGTGCCATCGCCGATCACGCGATTGTCGCCGCAACGATCGATCCCGACCATGAACGGCCGATATTCGGTGATGCTGATCGTGTACCCTACCTGAGCCGCGGCATCGATGAAAAATTGCCGACTTTGCCCGCCCGAAATCGTCATGCGTTGAACGAGCGCGACCTGTCGGTCATAAACGCTGAGCGGCTCGGCATAACAAGGATCGGGCAAACCCCAGTTGCGTTCCCAGTAGGGCAAAAGCTCGATCGTCATCCGCGGGTCGCTCTCGACCTCGAGCAGATCGGCC